AAATTTTTTACCATCATATCTCCAAGCTTCAGTAACATCATCATCACAATCAACCCATTTTAAATCTTGATGAACAGGAAATTCATTATCTGCTATTTGGCAAATTTTATTTTCTTTAATTAAAATAAGTGCTTTTTTCATATTTAATCCTTATTTGTATTCGTAAACAATAACTAATCCATTTGCTCCTGCCACGCCACTTGTTCCTGCAGCTCCACCTGTTCCTACAGTTGCAGTTACAGAAGCAGCTAAAGATGTTGCATCTAGTTTTTCTCTAGCATATCCACCACCACCACCAGCAGAACCAGCAATATTACTTTTTCCTGATGTATAATTAACTCCAGCGCCACCTGATCCTGTTGCACCTAAAAAAGATACTCCACTACTAGATCTACCGTTACTGTTAGAACCTCCAGTGCTTCCCGATATGTTTAAATCTCCACCTGTGCCAGCTCCGCCTGTGCCACCACTTGATCCACCCGCACCACCTGTTGCAGAACAAAAAGATCCAAAAGATGAAGTTCCGCCTGTGGTGTTGTTATTACCACCACCGCCAGCACCTACAACCTCAACAATTACAAAAGTTGGATTATTTGTAGCTTTAGTATAAGTGCCTGTTGAAGTAAAATATTGAATATTATATAATGTGCCTGTTAAAGAAAGCGTAGTCCATGTTGGCGCACTAGCACCAGCAGATGTTAATACTTGCCCTGATGTCCCTGCCGCAGTAAGAGCAATTGCAGTTCCCGTTCCATAAGCCGCACCGCCCGCAGTTGCAGTAGCAGTTGAGTTTGTTCCACCATTAGCAATAGGAAGTGTTCCTGTTACCGCAGTGGTTAAACTAGCTTGTCCTGAAGTATTTACCTTATTGGCAAATTGACTTAAATTAAATGCTTGTGTCATCTTTTCCCCTTATGCCGCACCTGCGCGAGCAAATGTTTGTTGTTGTAATAAAAAGGTTTGCGTTGGCGAGTTAGTTAAATTATAACTATTTACATATTCTGTGTAATCAACGCTTGATTCATATAATACACCATTAGCATAAATTCCTAAAGAACCACTTGTATAGTTAAATGAATAGCTTGTTTGTCCAATAGTTGTATATGTTACCACATTTTGAGGTGATCCCGTAGGTGAGGTTAGATTGTTTCCGCTAAATTGAATGATTGTCAAAATACCACTAGAAGTTGCAGGTATATTCGTATAAGTATTGCCTGCAATATCGTAATCTTGGTCAGGAACAATTGTGCCATTATAAAAAGGCAATTCGTATCCCGATTGAAATTGCCAATCAGTAGGCGTATAAGATGAAGCGGAAGTAAGTGTTGTTTCAAATCGGCTAAATACAGGATAACTTGAGCTTGAAGCCCTATAAGTATAAATATTTGAACCTGCTGAAGCGGTTGGTGCGGTTGTAAATGTAATAGTTTGAGTGCCATAATTAACACTTGATACAGTATATTGAGTTGGCGTTCCTGTATTGCTAAATGTTATTTTATCGCCTGCATTAATAAGTTGATATGGCATAGCAGAATTATTCCAAGTCATATTATTTCCTGAAGTTGATGCGACTTGTAAATGGGTATTGTCATAAAAAGCACCACTTGAGATGGCTCTCATTGAATAAATAGTTACTATGTCATTTAAAGTAGCGCCTGTTGTTAAAGTGACTGTTCCTGTTGCTCCACCTGTGTCAGTATATTCTGTTGTTGATAATAATAAACCATTTAAAAATACTAAACATTGACCTGAAATATAAGTTGATGCTCTTGTTATTGAAAACACTGTTTGACCGCTTGTAGCAGTAAAGTTAGCAATAGTCATGTAAAAATTATCAGGTGTTGTAAATCCTCTAATACGACCATAAATATCAAAAGTAATAGTTGCGGCTGATCCTGTAAAAGTAGCAGGACCACCAAAATCTAAAAATGGATCAAGTGCTGCAATAAGCTGACCATCTTCAGTATTTTTTATTTTTACAAGCCCATCATTAATTCCCGTTGATGAGGTTGCCGTAGTAATTAATTGACCTGTTCTTACATCAAGATCAATAAGATTTGGAAGTGTTAATGGTATTACAGGCACTCCATTAGGTAAAGCTGACCAAAGTCTAGGGTCAAATGAAGCTACATCAGTAGGCACAAAAGCACCTGAACCTGAAGCGTAATCAGCAAAATAAGTATCAAAGCTAAATTTACGACCTGTTCTATTTATATATACAAGATATTTATTAGTGCCAAAAGCAGGATCAGCTAAATACCATTTATAATCTGAAGGTGTAGTTGATACACTTGCTGAATTAGTATTATAAAGACCATAATAAAGTCTATTTGTAGGGCTTAAACTAAAATTAGTTAATCCATCAATGCTATCTGCATAAGCTACGGATAAAAATTTTTCAATATATTGAAAAGTGGTTGGTCGCCATATAAGTTTTGCTGAAGCTAAAGAATAATGGCTATTAGCAAGATTATTAACCATTTGACAAAAGAAATACCAATCGCCTGCGGGTATATTAAATAATTGAACATCAGGCATATAAGTATCAACAACATAAGGAACGCCTGCAGGTTGCACTTCAGTAGTGCCTGCAAATATAAGCTGATCTTCAGTTGGGTATTGATAAGCTGAATAATATATATTGGCATATTCAGAAATACCTGCACTTGAAGTTTGTATTCTTAATGTAAAAGCAGGGTTAGTAATAGAAGGATATTGAGCAATAACAACAGGCGAATAAACTGTGCCAAAAGTAAGAGGGCTAGGCAGTCCTGAATTATCTAATGGTGCAAATTGAGTAACATTATATTCATCATAAACCGCAGGATTATATTCAGATAAACTTAATGTTGCAGTTATAGTTCCGTTTTCACCAAATTTTTCAATAACTTTTAATATTCTAAATAATTTAGCTGACCAACCATAATTAACATTAGTAACTGTAACAATATCGCCTGCTTCTAATTCAAGACCAATATAATTAATTTCACATTGAATTTGTAAATCTTCTCTTGCCGCTTCTAACATACGATTAGCAAGGTATTGAGCAGTTACAGAATTGTTAGTTAAGTAAAGACTTACTGATTGTTTATTGACAGGTTCATTAGGAAATAAAAGGCTAGGGTTTAATTCTGCTAAATCAAAAGTTGCCGCATTAAATAAATCTTGTTGATCTCTGTCAGGAAATTTACATTCAATAACATTAAATGAATTTGAAATATCAATAGGGCTGATAGATAATGGACCAATCATATTAGTATCATTAATATCCATAGCCACAGAATAAGATGGTGTTTGAACAATTACACCCCAAAGACCTGTAATTTCATTATATTTAACCAAGCAATCGCAACAATTAGCCATCATTTGAATATTTGGCATAATTTTTTGAGCAGTATCTAATGTGCCATTAAATTCAAATCGTTTCATTGTAGATGGATCGCCATTGTAAAGCGTATAAGTAATATTTTGATTTGAATAAGTATTAAGCGCAGTTAAACTTGCAGTATCAATATTATCTACAGGTATTGCCGCACCATAACGAGTTGATGATAAATAATCTAAAAAGCAATCACCAGGAGCTTTTCTTGAATTAGTTAATTCAAAATTAGTTCCATTAAGACCTAAAAGATTTCTTGATTGAGAATATTTAAGTTTAATAATTGCAAAAGCGCAATTACTCATTGTTTTTGCACTACTCCATTTATAAGTAAGATTAGAATTACTCATAATTGTAATAGCGCTTGTAGATGAATTAGCAGGTGAATTTGAACCATTTTTATATAAATAAATATTCATATACCCTGAAATATCTTGAACCTCTCCTGTGCTTGGATCATAAAGTCCTGTAACTTTAGTTAAATCTGTAGCATCAAATACACATTGTTTTCCACCCCAAAATATATTGCCAAAAGTTATAGTGTCAGGAGTTCCGCCTGTTTCTGTATTAGTTACTTCAGACAAAGCAAATACATAATAAAGAGTTTGATTGTCTTTAGTAATAGAAAGGTCTGTAATAATTCCACCTGTCCAAGCATGACCATAAATTACAGGCAGTTTATTGTCCCCTGCTGGCGGAGTTTGTGCGCGACCACCAGGATTAGGTTCAGCTTGTTGAGGTGCTGGCGGTGAAGGCGCAAGTAATTTAGATAAAATAGCACTTGCTATCATTTGAATAGCAAAACTCATAGGATTAAATGCGGCAAAAGCGGCAGTTATAAAGCTCATTTAATTTCCCATATATGTTCTAGTTTTTGCATACCATATCTTTCAAATTTTAAATCATCATAAGATGACATTGTAGCTTGATTAATTTCCTTTTTTATTAATAATTCTTTTGCTATCTTGATATATTCTTTAATCAACCTAGCAATAACAAATTTGTTATATCCATGCAACATGACTTCTTGAAGCTGAATACTTTTATCATTCCAAAAACAATGATTTTTATAAGCAATTAAAATTCCTGTTTGCTCATCATCAATCAATATAAATCCTTGACCTGATATTATATTTGTAATGAGTTGCATTACATAAGTTTTAGACCAATCTAATGGATTACCTTTTAATTGACTATCTGTTTTTATAGCAAAGTCTTTTAAAAGTTCTATTATCTTATCTATGTCGTATTTGTTAGCTTTTCTTATCAACTTCTATAAACGCTTGGATCAGCATCTCTACCAAAGAAATAATTTATTTGTCCAATAGTAGAAACTCTATCCATTGAAGTATCTGCGGGTGAAAAAAATTGCCATGAATTATTATTAGTATAACGACCAGCGGTTCTATTTTGTAAAATAATTTGAATGCTTGATGCAGTTACATTGATTGCACCATAATACATTCTAGCTTCTTCAAACCATTGCTCTGTAATATTAAAAGAATTAACATAACCTGTAAAAAACTTATAAAGACCGCCTGTGCCACCTGTAGTTATAAGCTCATTATTTTCATCAAAAAATCCATGCCACATTTCAATAAAAGAACCTTTAATTTTATTACTTAATACCCAACCTAATTCAGCGGTATTAATGCCTACTAAAGTAATTGAAGTTTCATTAGCAGTTGATTTAATATCTCTTTGAACATCACCTACTTTAACTAATGCACCAAGCGCATCAAATGGCTCTGAATCAACCGCAGGAATTGTTAATACGGAAGGAGTAGAAGCAAGGCGATAAACAACATTATCACCTAAAGCATCTTGAGTAGTAACGCGGATAAAATCCGCCATTCTAATGTTATTTGTATTTTGTATTGGTGTTATATTGTTTGACATTATAAAACCGCTTCTATCGCTTTAAATGTTCCTGACCATTGAATAAATGAATCATTAGTCATTGGAATAAGAGTGTAATTAGGATAACTTTGAAGAATGACAGGAAATGTTATACCTGTAAAAGTGCTACCACCTAATGATTGTGTAGTGCCATATTGACCTATAACTGCATACATAGGGCTTGCAAGTGTAGTCATAATAGTTCTATGCACAGGAATTGATACTGTAGAGCTACCACCTCTTTGAACATTGGCAGTTGCTATATAAGAATATCTATCAATCTGTAAAAAGTCGCCTGTTTTTACAATATATTCTGTAGGCGACATTGAAGGTAGTGATCCTAATACAATAGTTTTATTAGCTGAAGATGTTTGATATGCACAAGCGCCAATTTCGGCAGAAGTCATATCGCCTTGATAATAAATATAATTAGCCCAACCTGTTACACCAAAATTAAGATATTGTTCAAACTCTCGATCAGCCGCTCTTAATGATGATAGCAATTGTCTATTTTGAGAATACAAAAGATAATTCATAGGTTTCATATCAAAGCCAAAAGGTTGCACACCAATAATTTCAGAAGTAGAAATTCTTTGATTTCGGCTCATCATTTGACCAATAAATCTTTGATCGTTAATGCCTACGGATTCAGCTATAGAAAGAATTGTATTTAAAGTAGCCATATATTATCTCGATTGTGGTAGTGATCTTTGAGCAGATTGATTAGCCGCCCATACACCTTGTTTATTTTTAGCCAAGAATTGTAAACCTGATTGTGTATCAATAGCACTCATGTTAGCAATGTAAGGACCATTATAAACTACTTGAGGTTGATTTTGCCCCATCATTTGATTTGTATTAGTATTAGATACAATTTTTCCTGCTGATTTAGGAATAAACATTTCAGGACCATTCTCACCTACCATTGAAGGTTGTCCAGCATTAATATCATTACCACCTGCTGATTGAAGCATTGATGGTATATAAAGATTACCTAATGATGAATTTACGCCTACTGTAGAAGCCGCGCCACCGCCACCAAATATACTACTTGCCAAACTACTAAAAAATCCACCAATACCACCACCGCCACCGCCAAATATTCCCATGATAGATTTAGCCGCCGCTTGAGCTTGAATGCGAGCCATTTCGTGAATGATAGATGAAGCAAATGATCTAAAGTTAAGTTTACCTGTTTCAAAAAATGTTGTTAATGTATCCTCTAAACTTTTTGTCATATTAGTAAATGCTTGTGCGCCAATTTCACCAGCTTTTTCTGATTCACGCATATAAATAGCGTAGGCATTTTTCCAACCTTCAGCAAAATTAGTTTGAATTTCTTTTTGTTTTTCAGATAAAGCTACTTCACTATCTAATGCTTCTTTAGCGCCTTGTTTTCTGACATCATAAATTTCTTTAATTTTTTGCGCTCTTTGAGAATTATCAGGAATGCTTTTAAGCTCTTGAGCCATTTCATTATTAAGTTTAGCTATGTCTTGATCATATTTAAGTTGTAATTCTTTTTGCTTTGTAGTCCATTCATCAGTGTTGTATGAATCTAATTTAATTTGTAATGATCGTTTTTGAAATTCTAATTCTTCTTTGGCTAAAGTAAGTCTAGCTTTATATTGAGCATAATAAGCATTTTCTAAATCAAGATTTCCTTTTGATAAATCTGCAGCAGTAACATCAACAGTAGAGGTAACAGGTTTTTCTACTTCCGCTCGCATTTCTGCAATTTTTTTAAGAAGGTCTGCAAGACCAGGCGTATCGGTTCCTAATGAACCAATAGCTGACATAAATTTTAATAAAAGACCAGCACCCGGAAAGAAAGCAATCGTAGCATTTTTAAGAGCTATCATAGCTCCTGTTAATTCCATAATAGCAATAGTAAATGAGCTAATTGCTTTTACTGTGTAAACAGAAAATACCACTTCAATAATATCTTTAAATTGTTGAACGCTAACTACTAAACCATCATTACCAACAAACTTTCCTAAAATATCTGCAAATGCAATAGTAAGATTTTGCATAGACACTTTAAGATTATCATCTAATTGTGCCAAACGATTGACTGAATCACCCGCGCTATCGTAACCACCTTTTACTTTTTTAAGGTTTTCTAAAAATGCTTCAGGACCAAATGTTTTAGAGCCTTTGCCTAAAAACATTGCCTTTATATTAGCTCTTTCAAAATCGCTATCTAATTTTAATAGGCCTTTAGAAAATACTTCAAGAGCTTGGCTAGGTTGTAATTTAGCAATTTCAGATAAGCTAATGCCCATCTTGTTGAATTTTTCAACAGCATCAATACCTTTGCCTGATTGCATTTCATCAATTTTGCTGAATAAAGTTGCAAGGACTTTACTTGTGTTTTCTGCTGCAACGCCTGAAGCTTCTAACGCTGCTCTGTATTCAAGGACTTTAGCAGTAGATAATCCAAAGCTGTCTGCCATATCTTTAACATCACGAGATAGCCCAATAGCTTTAGCTGTAAGTGCAGCAATGCCTATTCCTGCAAGATTGAAATTTGATGTAAAAGAACCGAATGCCCTTTGAACAAGATTAAGTTCTTTACCTAGGTTGTTAAACGCAGTTTGAAGGTCTTTGGCTTGTTTTTTTGCCTTGTCTGTGGCTTTGTCCCAATCGACAGTAATGAGGCCTAATTTGACGCTTAATGAGCCAATGGTTGCCATTATTTTTTACCTTCTGCAATTTTATCTATTTGAGCTTTTAAAGCTTGGCCAAGCCTGCCTTGAATATTTTCAATATTATCATTCAAAGCTGGTTTCAAAAATGCGTGTTTACGCACTCGTTTGTTACCAAACTCTTGAGATACGCCAACGGGTTTGAGGCCTTTCCAACGAGTTTGAAATTTGCCTTTTTTATTTAAAGTTGTATGTAAAAATGAAGTATCACGAATTGGGCTAGATGTAACACGAACCAAGTAGCTTTCACCTTGATAATATTTTGAGCCTCTGTCAAACATTTGAGGCCTGTGAGCTTTCATATAAATATGGTCTTTTAAATGGCCATCTTTACTGTCTGCGTCATAAGGTGCATATGAAATAGCATCTTGTAAAACAGGCTCCATAGCATAAAGTAAAGCACTACGCCAAATTCTGTCAGTTTTAGCTCGGCCAATTTCCTCACGCAATTCGTCCATGCGTTCAAAGAGAGCCTCAAAACCTTCAGCTTTAAATTGATAATCCATTATTTTTTAAATATATCCATTTTAAATTTAGGCGCTTGCGTCATAAATAATAACAATGAATTACTTACATCATTATCTTCAATATCAGGGCTTTTTGAATAATCATCAATCCAAGGGAATATTTCATTTGACTTATATGCTCTTTGGTTAGGACCACGCATATAATTATAGAGAGCGGTTGTAATGGGTGTTAAAGCATTGTAGATAGCTTTATTACCTAACATTCCTTCCGCATACATAACTTGTATCTCCGCAAATAATTCTTCATCTAATGAATTAATGTATTGTTCTGTATGCCCATTAAAAACCATTGCCGCAGTAACTTGCCTACGAAGTGATTTTCTTAATTTTTTTTTACGCTACTATAATCAGGCTTAATAACTTTTTCTATTTCATTGACTATTTGCTTTATTACATCATCAGGAAATTCTTTTGATATTTCCTCAAAACTTTCAGTAATTGGCTCACCTGTTTCTGAAACCAATAAATGAAAGTATTCTTCTACTTTAATTTCCCACATAATAGATAATGTTGCAACATTTCGTATTGAATTACCATCTACAATAATGTCATTATCTTTAACAATAATAAAATCTTTATCTTTGTTGATTGCTTTTAAAAATTCATCGCCACCTTCATCAATTGATTTTTTTACAGGTTTGGCTAATTTTTTATAAAGCGCTTCTACTTTTGTTTCATCTACTGCGACAATGGTTTCATTAATAGATTCCATTTCTTGTTTGAAAGGTATTCTCACTTTCAAATCAAATTCAGCTTCATCTGTTTTAATATGAAGCACTCTTAAATTAACTTTGTCTTTTACAGCGGTATATTTACTACCTAATTTGTCAGCAAACGCCATACAAACTCCTCTTGTTATTGTGATTTAATTATTTTTTCATATATAGCATTATTAACTTTTTGTGCATAATCTACTACTTCTTGCGGGGACATTGTGTCAGCATGGTGTTTCGCAATTTCATGAGCCAAAACAATTCCTGTAATTCGTTGTTCAGAAAAACCGAACCAATTCTTTTGACCTGAATTAGCTCGGTTCACTAAATAATCTAACATGCCATTGTTGAGTAAATAACTACTTAAATCTTGTTGTGTTTTTACTTGCATTATTTTGTCCTAGACGTTATTTGACCAACCATATTGATTGCCTCTTGGGTGAATCGTAAATGAGCATTTTGCTTCAGCAGTTGGGTTAGTATCTACATCCCATTGACCAACGCGGCCATTGAAAGCATAAGCAACATAATTACTTTGACCATCAGTAGCAAGAATAACAAAAGTGCGGTCAATAGTGCCATTGTATGCATCTGCTCGCATTTGAAGTAATTGTGTGTCAGCAGGATTCCATGCCGCAGTAATTGTCATTGATGTTGGTGGCGCTTGTGTAGGAATCTTGTCTGATTGACGAGAGCCAGCTACATTGAAGTTTGCCATTGCATCATCTTGACCAAAAGCAGGAATAGCTTCTACAGGAACAATATTTGCATCAATAGCAATAGCATTAACATCTGCCCATGTTTCTAATTCTGTGTTATCTAGTGCGGTTGGATTTGCACCTGATTGAGCAAATAAGGTTGCGCTAAATCCCGGTAATACTCTATTTGGAAGTGCCATAATTAAATTTCCTTTTTAAAAATAATCAAAAAATCTTATGTTGGAATGTATAAAGTGCAATCCAATGAAATATTATATAGTTTAATTTCGTCATCATAACTTTGAAACCTCATTGCTACATCAGCTTTAGATATTGCAAATCCTGTTGTATCAGGATTACCAAACATGCCTTGATAGCCATGTAACGCTTGTATAATACTATTTGCTACATCATAACAATCTGCCATCTGTTTAGTATATACATTCATTTCAATTAAAGGTGTATCTATCCCTTTGTTATTTTGCGGGATACCTGTGTAAACAGGT